GTAACTCCGGAACCGGTTGCCCAATAATTAGCAACATCATCACTTGTTCGATAAAACCATGAAGCACCATATTTTTGTATTGGGACATCTGAATAATTACCATTTCCATTAACCCATGATTCTGAAACAGGAAAGGCTTTTAAGGTATATGTATGTAATAAATCTGTTGCAGCTGCTGCTCTTAATACAATATGAGCAGATGCAGAATTTGTATTGTTACCTAAAGGTGGTATTTTACCAGAAACTATAGATGCTGATAACGTATTTATTTGTGTCCCAAAATCTAATATAAATCTTGAATTATATGTATTGGATTGTATTACATTATTTAATTTAGATCCTGAAGATATTTTTACTAGCTCCAGTATTTGATCTATACCCGTATTTTGTTCTGGGTACTTTTCATATAATGTTATATCTCTTTCTGCGTAAAATACTCTAATCATAATTTAGTTCTATGGTTTTACCGCTCTTCCTCTAATATCCTTATTTGGATATTTTATTTCAAATATGCAAGGATCTAAAGATGGATATATAATTCCATGTTTAGTTGCTATCTCAAAATCATATACATTATTTGAATAAGGACCGTTAGCTTTATTAAAAATTTCTAAAGTAGGTATACTTTGTACGCCTTCAATTAAATTTAATTGATTAATTACTGCAGATATATCAATTGATCCATTGATCTGCATTTTATCATTATGAAACATTTCTTTTATTTTATTGATACATTCTAATAATACTTCATTACTGTTATTTTTTGGTTTAGGTATAACTTCAAAATCTATACCTATATTAACTATAAAAGCTGTTTTACAATTAATTGCATCTGTCAACATTCTATATTGTGATAGATATGTTCTTATATTTTCTTTAAGTGCTTGATTTGCTGGAATAAATCTTCCATCTGAATTATATGCTAATAAATATAAATTCAATGCCAATGGATTTTGTATTGTATCTCTTGGATAATTTTTATCACTTGTATCAATTTGTTGATCTCCAACTATATATGCTTTAGCTATTGATCCATATTTTGCTGGCAATGCATATACACGTGATATATAATCTTCTCGTGTAATACATCTACTTTGTGCCGCAAATGCTGCCATTGCATTTTGACGTATATTATCTAAATCTTGTTGCGCACCTCCACCTACTGCAGGTTCTGGATTTGTAACTGCTAATGTATCTTTTGTATCTCCTAAATCAACTTCTGCTATTTCACTTAAATAAGTAACATTATTAACAGTGTTAATTGCATTGACTCCTACATTTTCATTCATCGAACCTCCTACTGTATATGTAACAGTTAATGTTGTATTTTGAGGTGCCAATCCATATGTACTAGTATATAAAAAGTTTGATGGGTCAATAGTATCAGTTGTTGTACGTTTTAAGTATTCTAATCCTGAACCAATATTTTTTGGATTAGGAACAATTTCTTCATCTGCATCAGAAGATACTCCAGAACCAAATTGTATTTCTATCCTACCATCTTCTCTTAAACGTTTTACCCATCTTCTTGCAGTTCTTTTTAATCTCAAAATATATGGCACTGTCGATCGATATTGAGATAATTCCGGATCATTAAATGGTATATTTTGTATATCTTCAAATACAGTATCTTGTGCTAGATAATCTACTTCTACCCAATTATTTTTAGATGAATCTTTAATTGAAACTATATCAATAACATTTTCTTCATCTAATACAATTTTATCATATGGTTTAGGATCTTGAAAAGTAAAGTCTTGTGTTTTAACTTCACCAGATGTCATAGCAACTTGTTTTTTAAGTAAATATCTAGCAACCTCTCCAGACGTATTAAGTTCATAAACTGTCACTTCTGGGTCTTGATTAAAATCAATTGGTTCTACAGATCGAAATCTTATTCCTTGATCTGTGGAACATTGCATATTAGATGCAATTGTTAATGCATAATCCATATCAGGTGCTGCATATTCTCCACTACCTGAAGCTGGAACTAACTGAAATACATCTGTTTTAACATTCGCCGGCGTATTTCTTTTTGTATGATATCCAAATAATCTTGCAAGATTTAATATATTTGAACCTTCTCTTGCAGTTGATAATAACGATTCTCTAAAAGATTGGTCTGTATAATAATTTAAAACATCGCCTACATATGCTGTCATTTCAATAAACATCATACCTGGTGATGATTCATTAAAATCTTGATATGTTTTTGGATAGTAATTTTTTGCAAAATTAATTAGATTTTGTCTATACTGTGCAAAATCTTTATTTAAATATTTAACATCCTTTTTTACTAAATCTGCCATTGTTTAATCCCTTTTAATATCCTCCACCAAATCCTCCACCTGATCCTCCTAGATCAAATGCTGTATTAGCTCCTACTGTCATATCACCAACTTGTGTTAAACGTTCTACTATATCCATTTCGGCATCTGTAACTTGAAATGAATTTTCTGTTGCTAATATATTAATTACCATATTTGCTCCGGTGGTACTTACACGAAAATGTATTCTTATTGTAAGTGAATGTCTGTCATCACTAGATACCATTTCAACCTGTCTAAGTTCTATATATGGTAACCAATAATTAATATCCTTTCGTATTGTTGTATCTAAAGCACTTCTTAAATCAGATGTATTATTATCAAATAAAACTTCTCTAATTCTTGTACCAAAATTTGGTTGCATATATCGTTCACCTTTAAAGGTCATTAATAAGTTTTTCAAATTTGAAAGTACTTGTTCTTCTGTTGTAAATGTTTGTGCAAATACTTGTCCTCCACCTCGCGATCCAGAAGCATAATTAAGAGCATCACCAAAATATGAACCTCTAAAATGTTCAGTAACTGCAATAGAAGATTTGTTAAAAGGTAGTGGTATTCCTACCGCAACTTCGGGAGTTTCATTAATAGGCTGATATTGATATACCGGTCTTTTATTGATTGCCATTATTTACCTTTCTTTTTATCTATTGCTTTCATTAATCCACGATAATCTTTTGTCATATTTTCAACTGTTTTTGCAACATTTTCATTTTGCATATTAACCGGCCTACCGGTAGTATCATGTGTTGCCAATGGACCTTGAACCGTATTAGATGTCCTCATTGAACCCATATCCGGCCATGAATCTTGTTGCATTACTAATGGTCCTTGCTGCATACTTGCAAAATCTGCTGTCCCAGCTGTTTCATTTAATATATCATTCAGCATTGAATTTGAACTAAATGATTTTTTTGATTTAGATTTAGACTGGGGTTTAGGCTGTTCTGTCATTGTATGTAAATTCATTCCATGTGACATAACTTTATCATGATTTATATTCTGTTCTGTTATTATTTCTTTAACAGCAGAACGTACTTCTTCTCGTATAATCTTTCGTAATACTTTAACAAATGATTTAGAACTCATATACCTCTCCTTTTTTATAAATATGAAATAGTTGTGAATTAGCCTAGGTTACTTTACCTAATCCTTTACCTATTCCAGGTCCTGCTCCTTTACCCGGAGTAATAGTTGCTCCTGCTCCTGATACTGGGTCTGACATAACTCCTTGGCCGGCTGCATTAATAGTTGTAACTGCAGTAGTAACAGCTGTTTTTACATCTCCCGATCTTACAAATTTATCAATTGCGGCTGCAACATCTTGTGCAAATTGATCTATACCTTCTGCTTGGTCTCGAACTTCTTCGCCTTCTTTTTCGCCTTGTCGCTGCAAGGCAGCTTTTAAATCTTGTAATAATCCATTTTTATCTAAAGGCATAATTTATTCTCCTATTATTGATGCATCTTTTCAATTTCTTCTTGTATCTCTTTTAATCTCTCAAGAGCACTAGATTGCCCCGTTGGACCTGACGGTGTTGCATATCGTTCAATACCTTCAGCTAAATCTACACATATTTTAAGCCATTCTTCAATTTGTGTAAAATAATGATCTGCATCTATTTGCCATGCCGGTGTTACAAACTTTATATCCTTTGCAGATATTAACATTAGTTCATCTTTTTTTGTATTAAATATCATCCTTTCGGCTCCTATAATAACCTGCGATTCTTGATAATCTACTAACGGCATAGGTTCTTCAGGAGTTTGTCCGATGTTTGGTTGTGCTAATTCAAATCGTTTTATTTTTTGTTTTGATGTTAAATATATAAAACTTTTATCATCATCTGGTTCTTCAATTTTATAATATGGGTCATATGTATCTTCACCTGAATATCCGTCTAATAATCCTTTTACTTCACATGTAAGTGCTATAAATGGATCACCAGCTTTTTCTCCTTCCCAAAAAGGTTCTTCTTTATATTTATCTAATTCTAAATGAGTACTACTAAATCTAAAAATAGAACCAAATCTTGATGCTCTAATTATATCTCCTTGAAATGGTTGTATAGGCAGTACATCTTTTTTTTCAAATGATACTTGTTTAGGTTCTGCTCCTGGTGAAACTTTTGATATTCCATCAGAACTATATCCTCTACCAGATACTTGTGAATCTTGTATAAATGGCATAATGGTATTATTAACTATTCCATGTGCATTTACTAGACACATATAATACCATCTATATTGATTTAACTTTTCTGCCTTACCATCTATAGCATTATAAACCAAAACTTGTTCTCCGTATAAAGGTACATTTAACATCGTAGGATCGGCCGGAACAGCCCATACTTCAGAAGATGTAGTCATTTCTTTACCTCTGAGTCGTATACGTATTGTTCCAGGAGGATGATCTAAACCATCTTCATCTTGATATTTATCATAAAGTGTATGATCAGATTCAGGTTCTATCACTTGACAAATCTGTAGGGCTAGTTGTGATACTGCCATCGTTCTTTATCTCCGGTTTATTGGTTTCTTTAATATTGTTTATTTCTTCTTCAGCTTCTTCTAATAATCGAGCTCGTTCATCTTCACTTAGTCCAAATTCATTTCCGTCATCATCTTTAGAACTAGCTGAAACAAGTCTTTGAACTACCGCTGCTAGTTTAACTAATGCATCGTCATTTTTAACTGATACTTCTAGATAATCTTTTATCATTGGTACAATTATTGATGCATCGCCTATATTTTTTATCATTGGTTCTAAACTTTTAATTAACGTATCTATTTGACGCGACTTCTTTTTTGAGTTGTGATATACATCTCTCATTAGATCAGAAAAGTTTGTACCTTTAAATAATTCGAATTCTTGGCTCATATTATATCCTTTTATATAAATATGAGTAGCTAGGTTTTATGATATCAAATGACCGGATTTTGAATAGGATGCGAACATTTTAGCATAATCTTTTTTCATTACATTGAGAACCTTTGTAATGTTTTGAGTCTTAAGACCTGTCCGTTCTCTTATAAGTATATAAAGAGCTTTTTTATTGAAGTTTTCTATATTATCTCGTATTCTAAATAATTCTAGGATTGTATCTGCTACTATAATATCTCGTTTATTTGTGAAAATAGAATTCATATTCTTATCATACCATTCAACCCATAAATTTGTAAATTCTTTTAAAGATTCTTGATGATCTGATAATGCCATTTCTGCAGATATATTTCTTCTATCATCTAAAATATCAGTACTCATACGTGCTTTCATTTTAGCATAATTAGCATTATTTTGAATTATCAAATAATTTTTAGCTATAATTGAAAAATATGAAAAGGCTTTACCTTTACCTTCTTGAAATTTACCAATCTTCTGTACTAGAAATGCAACTACTTCTGCTTTAACATCTTCATATGGAACATCAAAATATGAAAATTTAAATGTATGATAAATATTTTCAACTAGTTTATTAAATGGATAATTAATATATTCTTTAAATACTCGATTTCTTTTTGACCAAGAAGGTTCTGAATTATATGCAATAATTGCTTGATCTGTTATGTATGTAAAATATTGCTTCTTGCTAGGTTTACGACCTCTTCTTACACGTGGACCGTTTTCTTCTAGGTCTTTCATTTCAGCAGCATGCCATTCATAAAATTTTTGTACTGGGCTAAGTTCTTCCATTAAAATCCTTTATTTAAATCTTCTATTACTTCTTTAATTATTTTGAATGAAGTTCCTACTTCATCAGAAGCTTCAAATGCTCCTAATCGATCAGCATTTTTTATTACAGAATTAGATTGACCGACTTTTGTTTTTAATTGTTGAAAAAAGTTATAATACTCAGTATTCGATGTTTCTAATTCATCTATATAATCAGTTTGAGTTTCTTGTTTTTTCAATTGATTAATATTAACAAATATAGATGTTAATAATAATACTGATAAAATTATAATAGTTGTTATCATTTGTTATCTCCAAATAAATCATCAAACATTTTAGATGCATTAACTTTTGTTTGAGGATTGGTTATTATCTTTGACTTTCTTTTCATAGATGTAGTTGTAATTGGTTTATTATTATTCCATCTTTCAAATTCTATTCTAGCTGCCATTAAATCTGCCTGATGCATTACAAATCCTAAATTAGTTTTTAATTTAGAATCAGCTGTTCTGGACATGAAATATGGTTTATTACTTTCATCATATAATCCATCTGTCAATTTAATTCCTAACATTTCATTCCAAGTGATGCTAATACCATAATGTTGCAATAGCCAAATAGATAGGTCATTTACGAGGGTGAATTGGTTGTTAGGATTAACCTTATACATCCTTCCCATATTCTTTCTATGCCATTCAGAATCATTAGGAATATATGTTTCATTACCTTCTCCAGGAAATCCCATTTTGCCAATATCATGATTTAATGCTGTAAAGATTAATTCTTCTTTTGTATAGCCGGACATATCTGCACCCATTCGAGTCCATAAATCATATACTTCAT